TTCTCTTTATCACCAAGGATTAAAGCGAAATACTTTTTCATTCTTTCGTCTTGCGACATTCTTGATTGAGCCCCGCCCCCTTGTTGTGATTTTTCATACTGTGCCAATACGGCGTCTAATACATTACTCATAGTTTAAAATTTAGATTGTTTATTAAATATAATTGGGTTTACCCTATTAGTCAAATTGAAAAGGGACTTTTCAGTCCCTTTTATTATCTTTTAAATTCAAAATTATCTGTCGGATTTTGTCCTGGTTGGAATGAGTTTTTTACGTCATTCACGTTCATATCAACCACTTGGTCCGAAGTTAAAATATAATCATGTTTTCCTGTTTTTTCCATCTCATCTTTTTTGTCGTCAAAAAAATCTGATAGTTTTTGGTTATAAGGATATGAGTCATATGTTCTTAATTCCAACTTTTCTTGTGGAGTTTTTTCTCTGTATCTCTCAATCTTATTTTCCAAACTATTGAGTTTGTTCATTATTTGGTCCATTTCTCCGAGTTTCTTTTCCAAGTTACCGAGCTGGTTGAATAATGTATCAAAATACTCTTCTTGTTTTTGTTCGACGTTTTTTTGAGAGGTTACAAGTTCTGTCACATCAAGTTCTTCAGTTTCATCACCTTTCTTCTCCTCTGATTTCCCTTCATCATCAATTTTTTCTACATCAGGGTCAGCCTCAACATCTAATGGTTCCGCCTTAGGTGCTTCAGGGGCTGGTGCCGCTGGAGCTGGTTCTGCCGGTGCCGCCGCGTCGGGTGCTGGTGCGGGTGGTGGAGGTGCCGCCAACGGGTCTGCTACAGCATCTTGTTCCATTATATATTTGTTAATGTTTCTATATCTTTCGATTTCACTTAAAATTTTCTTATCTAAACTCATCTGATTAACCGTTTAATAATTGTTTTATACCGTGAACGGTTTCAACTTTAACTTTTCTATTTGCCATGTGTTGGTGGCCGGCTCTTTCAATAAGACCATCTCTGTCTCTGACAACGTAACACTCACCTGTATCTAAGTCACAAACTTCTCTCGTTCCATCACCGTTGTCTTGCTCTGAATACCTAATGTTTTTTCCTAAATAAGCATTCAATTTTGATTTCAAGTCCATAAAATACTTTTTATATAAATATATTAACTTGGGATAAAGGTGAAGGTTATTGGGAGTATTATTCCATTAGGACCACTTGTGGTTGTTATCGCTCTTATATTCAAATTTGTTGGTGTAGTTATCGATGGAATTGATGGAATAGAAAACTTAACCCTTGTCGATGACACTAATTGGTATGTAGAAGGTTCGGCTCTTGTCCATAGATTAGAAGGAACTCCTCCGATTTCTATTGTTCTTATATACTCCATGTACGTACCATCTAAGGTAACTATTGTACCTGGCTTACCGTCAGATGGTGTAACAGATGTTAATGTGGTTGAAGGACATAATGGTGCTGCGGTTGTGGTATTTAAGTTGTTAGTAGTACCTGATTGTGAAGGCGGTAAAACAGGGAAATCTGTTTTGAAACCTAATGATTTGGCACTGTCAACGGCTTGTTCAAAAATTGTTTTGAATCTATTATCTATTGATTGTTGGTTTTTCTGATAATACTCAAGACTTATATTCGATGATGGAAACTCTGTACAATAATATTGTATAATATAACCTTGAACGATTTGTGAAACTCTTGCAGTCAAAAGTGCTCCCATAAAATCCAAATACTTGTCCACCGAGACAAATCTAGCCGTTGGCAATGACAACCCTTTTCCGTCTGCTGTTTGAACTTTTTTACAAGTGTAAAATCCTTGTTGTATGTTTTGTACGCTGTTACCAGGTAAGGATTTATCCAATGTGATATCAGCGAAATTCCAATTTGCAGATTGGAAATTACCACCCTGTTTTCCTGGTGTTGAATAGGTCCTTACGTATGAAAGAATATAAATAAGGGTTTGTAATTGTTGGTTTGTCGGGAATTTGCGTTTGATATCATCAGCAAATTCATTTTGAGAACGTTGTGTTAGACCCAAGGCCTGTGTTATGTAAGTTGAAAATTGAGGTGCTCTGTTATTATAACAAGCCTCTTCAGCAGCAGCCTGTACCGATGTAGTGTTGACTATAATATTGTTTTCTTTTGCCTGTTGACTTGTTGGTAAGTTATTTTTTTGGTCGGATTGTTGGAAAATCTGAGCCTCTATTTTGCTTAAAAGGTTCTGATTAATTTTTTGTATAAAATTGTCAATCTGTGGAAAATCAAAATATCCTTGTCTTACTCCTTTGAAATTTGTTGTAAAATCTCCTGGAGTTATTGTATGAGTAACCTCGGTAATCATGTACGGACCATAGAACATTGGAACGTGTCTCAAATTAAAATACATCGTTGGTTGAATAAGAGCATTACCCAAACATTGTACGTCACATTGATAACTTCTACGTTTATACAAATTGTATAGACTAGCATTTTGAGTTGCCACATTCCTTGTGTTGGTTTGGTCGGTCATCGCAATCAAAGCCGCAATTGCTTCCGAAGTTGCCTTTCCTGTATCTTGAGAAACTGAAAAATTTTGAAAGACATTTTGGTTTCTAATTCCAATATCAACAGTAAATCCAACCACCTTATTGGAATAATTCCAATCTTGTTTATCTTGTTGGTTTTCAATCAAAGGATTGTTGGGGTTACGAATATCAAACCCGTCATCTCCATATCCAGATATCTGTCTCGGAAGTGGTAATTGTTCAGATGGTTTACCCACATAGAAACATACCATTTTGGGTGTGGAGTTTCTATAATCGACTGTGGTAAAGGTACCCCATAGGTTATTTCCAAAATTCTTAATACTCTCTGTGTTTGGTGTTACTGAACCATCAACATTCAATACGTTGTAATAATTCACATAAGCAGGTAATGGCATTACAGTAAAATTATTTTGAATAAGTAAACCACTCAATAGAGTGTATACACTCATTTGTTCGTTCAACGCATTTCTGTTGATTAGATTTTTTACTGCAAAGATGTCAACTAAAATAGTGTCTCCGATATTTCTCGAGGCTCTATCCAAGAACAAAAAGTCTTCGAATAATGTTTTCGATACATAATCAGTGCCTGCAATCCACTTATCATTTAGTGCTCTAAACAAACTATACAACTCAGCTTTACCTTGAGTCCCTGACAATGTACTTCTTATATTTTGTTCAACAGGTGTTGGTATTTCTTTAATTTGATTTTTGACATTTGAAATAACTTCATTCAAAAATTGATTTTGTAAATCTCTTTCGTTCCCTAAAAAGGTTTGTAAACTATTTTTAAAAGTTGAGGAAACCAAAGATGGGTTTTTCAATTTTTGAGTTGCGTAAATTTTAATTATTTGATATAATAGGGTGATATTGTTTACACTGAATTCAATATCATTGTCAACAAAGAAATCTGTTATATAAGAACCGTTATTCGAATACCTCAAACCAGATATTGTAGAAAATCCTACTTCTGTTTTAAGTGCCGCCCACTCTCTCGGATATGTTGTTTGAGATTGTACAAGTGTAGTTGTGCCTCCACTTGTTGGTAAACTACCTCTTTGGTATGGCTTAAAAATAATTGGTCTTTCAAACCCTGGTGTTTGTAAATAAGAATTGAAAACTCTTCTGTTGAATTTTGAGGGATTTCCGTTTTTAAGTAAAACATCATATTCCATCAAATTTTTTATATTGTTTTTGAAGTTTCCGTATTGAATCTCAATCGCTTTTTTATAAAACTCAATTTGATTTTGTGCTGATTGGTTTGTCTCCACCAACATGTTGTTTCTCAAAAAGATTTGAAAATTTCTAAAATTAACATCTATGTCAATTATAAAAGCTCCGTCACCTGACTTAACTCTTTGGTATTTTACAGATGAAGCAGGTCTACAAAATTCCAAGAATTCTTTTTCCATCAAATTCAATTCTCTCCTATCGAATACACCAAATATCTCTTCTATTTTTGAATAATTCAACGAGGAATTAAACATGATAGGAGATTGGTCAGCGGTATCAGGAAATATTGTAGTGAAGTATTCGTCAGGTTCAGGTTTTTTCAAGACTGTTGAATTGAAGTATCCGTAGTTTGGCGCCGCCCATAGTGTTCTGACAGAACCATTGTACATTGAGTTGTTGTTTACAATTGGTTCGACAGTTTGCTGTGGTACAGTCGGGTTATTCAAACATTGAGATTTTGTTTGATTTACGTTAATTCCGAATGATGGAACAATAAAATATTTCTGTGCCGTAGAAATAGTTTGGTTATTTGTTGGAGGTAATAAACAAGTATTCAGAGAAGTTGACGCGTCTTTCAACGTACTCGGTAAAAGAATTGACCATGTTTTCAAGGTTAAGTTTTTACCCCCTTCTTTGGCAGAAATAGATGAGTTAGGGAAATTGAATAATTGTAATTTATCGTTTACCGCTGATTGAATTTCTGCATCAGAATAATCTTTGAATAAATCTACCCCATTATAGAAATATGAAAAACTATTCATCAATCCAGGATAAAATCCTGTGTTGATATTAATGTCATTGTTGGCTGTTGACTCTAAAACTATTGAAGTATCTTGAGCACTTCCTGAGTTAGGTTTGAATTTATAAACCTTTGTTTTAGATTGAGTTTTAGGGTCATAGTTTTTTACGTAATCGAAATTAGTCCAAACTGTATTATCTAAGATATCAATATTTTTTTCTACGAAATTTTTGTATCTGTGCCAAATGGAACCTATTTTCAAAATCCAAACGTAGGGGATTTTATGTAAAGCACCGAACTTATTGAAACAAGAGGCAATGTAATCCAATTCCTCAGTTTGTCCGAACGTTTTATATCTCTCTCTCAATGTTCCCAATGGTAGGGAATTCAAAAACAGATATGCCGCTTGTACATATGGATATTCTTTTCTGTTCTTTTCATTTTCAACCCCATTAAGAACCGCATTTACAAAGTAAGGTGAATTCAAAATGGAAGTGGTTTGTCTTTCAGGTAAATTGGTTTTGTTTGCCAATGGGTTGAAGACGTAACCAACCGTTGGAATAAAATTTTTAGGAAGTTCAGATTGATAAAATAGTTTGATGTCCGCAACTTCTGTCCCTTGATTTGAATTAACTATTGTTGGTTGGACTGCATCATAGTAACAAAAATTTGTCACTGGTCTATTTTCTGTATAACTAAAAATGTTTGTAAAATTGGAAATTACGTTCCTGTCTTTATAAACTTTCAAACTCTTGTTTGTACTGTAAACCTCATTCCCTTGAGCTTGATTACTCAAAGACATATTGTCTCTGACCCATGATTGACTTGTAAATGGATATGTATCAATGATTAATGGCTCAGTGCTTGAATTTAAGACTATTTGTTCTAACGACCTCAGTGGTATGTTCGTTTCGGGATTTAGTCCGAGTTCAGAGGTTTTGTAAATTACAAATGGATTTTCTACATCTTCTCTAATGTATGGTGTGTTAAAAATTCCACTTGAGAAATTTACCCAAAGTGCACCTGTTCCATTGTTCGAAATTTCTCTCAGATAAGGAATATAAAACTGAGAACTGAGAGGTTGATTTTTTAGGGTGAAACTCAAAAAAGGATTACTTTCACCCAAACTGAGAACGATGTTTTGTGTTTCACTTGAAAAGTTTGTCGTGATTAGTTGGTTTCTCTGATTTGCATTTATACGAATATAATTTGAATAATGAGCGGTAACATATTGTCGCTCCCAAATCTCATATAAAAATCTTGTTTGTTGCTTATTGAAATACGCCAAATTATCTGGAGGGAACTGTATTGCGTTAATTTGTGTTAAGAAAGTTGTAAGTTGAGAATCTAATGGTGGTTGAGACGCGGGGGGGTTGTCTTTTTGATTTAATCCTTTAATATACTCTTCCACGAACTCTACTTCTGGCCAAATTTTGAAGTTGTAAGCTTGAGTTAAACCCACAACTGAAGGGTGACCAAGGTATTCCAACTGAAATCTTCCTTTTTTATCATCAGGAGACTCAATGAAAAACTGCGGCCAAGGGTAAACAGGTTCTTCACCTGTGACAATTCCTTGGTTTTGTTGAGCTGCTTGTTGTGTTATTCCAATTTTGTAAACAGCTTCGGTATTTGGAGCGGACTTAGATGTGTCTTGAATAACAAGTTTTCTTACAGGGTTGTTTCTTACATTCCAAGAATTTGTATGAACCTCTTCCATCAATCTGATGAAGGCTTCTGCATTTGCCATAATTACAGCAGTGATGTTTCTGACCGTTGGTCTAAATCCAATTCCCGTCGCACTATCTTGAATGAACGCAGCTAAGTCATCGGTTATGGCTTGTTGAAGTTGTGACAACTTTTGTGACGCTTCGGCATTGATTGTTTTGATAACGTTATCGAACCTATCTTGTCCCTCGAAAGTGAAGAAACTGAAATTCGGTAGATTTGAAATTGTAGGATTGGATACAAATAATCTTTTTATTTCTTCGTTACTTCTATTGATAGTATCTTGGTCTGTAACATCGAATAGGTTAAAATATCTGGCGGCAGTCTCTCTCTCATTGATATCACTGAGATTTAAATTAAAAAATAAATTTTGATAGGTTAAATTATTAAGTTTGATTTCTAACTTTCTTCCCAATCCAACGGAAGGGTTTTCAGACAAAGTCTTTACAGAAGACTGAATAATGTTTTTCAGTTCATCTAAAGCAAGTTGTCTAGCTTGAGGATTTTGTCTAATATTTTCCTTAAAGTAATAAACTAAACTCCCGTTTTCCAAGACTATTGGTCTTGGGTCTAAATTTATACTAAACCAACTAGCGGTGCTTGAACCTCTCAATTTATCAAATAAACTTGTGAGTGTTTTTTGAAAATTCTTGATATCGGTAAGAGGTTCAACGTTTGCTTTAGGATAAGAATTGATAACGTTCTGTTCAAACATATCCATTTTATATACAAACTGCATCAGGGTTAATTCTGGAAAATCAGGAGGAATTAATCCTTTGGTTTTATATTCACTGTAAACTTCAACGATTTTTTCATAACCTCTCTCAGTGACTAGTTCTGTTACAGATTTCACTGGTGCATCTTGACCAGTATTTATTTTTCCTGTTTGAGCACCCGATTCTTGCGTTTGTAGAGTTCTGTTGTTAGTTGAAGTGTTCGCCTGAGCAACATTATTCGTTACACTAAATCTTTTATTATACATGTGAGGTGTTGCAATCAGATGAGATACTAAAACCTCATTCAAAATATTGAACTTAAAACCTTTGAATTCTAAAGTAATACTATAGTTTCCTGTTGTGGAATTAAATCTAGCATCAAACTTTTCTAAATTAAGTTGGTAACGAATTGCTTGGCCATAATACCCTTTAAGAGTAAGATAAAATTGAGGGTAAGGTAAGTTGAAAAACGCGGCATATGGGGATTGGTCCCCTAATTGAAACAAGGCTCTCCCTTGAACATCTTCAAGTTGCATTGAAACTGAAGGTATGAATGATGTTGATGTCTTCACGGATATTGAAGTAATTCCCAACAATCCATTGTCAACAATACTTTGACTGTCAACAACACCTCGAGCAAAATATGCGTTGTTTTTTGAGTCAACCTTCCTTTGCTCTGACATTTGATTTTGACCCCTACCAACTAAACTATTTTTTCCAGTCAGTTCGTCCAAATAACCAGAGGTCATGTAATTGTCCTTATTTGGTTTTAAGAAATTAATACCAGCAATTGTCATTGTGGTACTTACGTTTTCACCAGGTTGTGTGCCAAGTGAAAGTTTTGTTCTTGGTAAAACTTGGGCTTCGAGATTGGCATACATAACCAAATTCTCGTGGTCGAGTAATCTTTCACTTATTACTCCTTTACTATCAACTGTTTTATTTGGGTCTACTATTACGATGTTATTATAGTCAAATTCAACCAAAATATCACCGCTCAAGTCTCCTTGAAAATTACCTGCCATAATAATAAAAATAGTTTTCTACCGCCGACTTATAATCCTGTAAAGAAGGAACCAAAGGAAACGGAATGACTAATATTGCCCCATCATAGATTGTGTTTTCTAACCCCCCGAATATTGGATTGGCTTGTAATATCAACCAATTGTAAACAGGTGAATTATAAAACTGTTGTGAGACCTTATCCAATCTACTTTGACCAACTTTATAAATGTAACTCTTATCGGTAGATTTTGAAGGCAAGGTCACAAACGGTACCACGGATTGTTGTCCGTTCAATAAAAATTCCGTATATCTATTGTAATATGGATACATTAGTTAAGTTTTACTTTTGAAATATAAACATTTGCTCCGTCAGATGAATTCCAACTAGATTTATTTCTTTCACTATTGTTAACAGCACCCAAAGATTTTATTAATTTCTTCTGAGCATCACTTGGAGAATCGGTTCTATTAAAAGTAAATTCTCTAACTTTGCCCGAAGGATAAGGTGTGAAATTCAAAAAGTTTTTCAGTTTATCTTTTTCTAAAGTGTCCAAAAATGTATTTGTTAAAGAATCTTCCTCATCAAAAAGAGGTTTCGCTGTCTTCAACCAATATTGGTCAAACACTTCATTAAAGTTGTCTCTTCCGTTTCTTCCAGCCAAACTTGGGTCTGTCAATAGCTGACCTATAATTGCGGTTTTGAAATTATTGTAATTTTCAGATTTAATATCATTTGATAAAATCGCATATTGTCTTCTAAACTCTTTCTCACCAAAGAGAATATTCTTACTAAAAGGTATGAATACTTCATTTGTTAGTTGTTGTGGGTTGGAAGATGAGTCCCAATATGTCAAATATCCAGAGTAACTTTTGTCACCAACTTTGAAATCAGTTTGACTCTTCAAAACATTATAATAGTCAAGAATACCTTGTCCTATTTTAGCACCGTCTTCAACCATTTCGGTGTATTCATTTGTTTTTTGTTGTAAATCATACACAACAACATTTCCGTTTTTTTGTTGAAATCCATCTGTACCATTATTAGGACCTGTAACAAATAACACTGTATTAACTCTTGAAAGGTATTGAATATAATTTTGTTGGTTGTATGTAGTATCTTGAATTAGTTTTGCCAACGGGTTTGAATAAGTATTTCTTTTGTTTTTAACAAAATTCAAATAGTTGTCTTTAATCAATCTCTGAGCCTTACCTGAGAAATTAACACCCGAAGAATTGATTAATTTGACGAAACCGTCTGAATCATTTTTAATATCTCTTATTAGGTCTTCGAAAATTCTATCAATGTTACTTTGGTAAGAATCGTTTTTCCCGTAGAGTAAAATTTCGTTTGGTTGAGATGGGTTTGATAACAAACTTCCACTTTGATAAATGTTATTCAAAGACCATTGCTGTAGAATTGCGTTGTTATATTGTCTGAAAGTACTTCTACTTTGGTTGAATACGTTTTGGAAATATGTTTGAGTTTGATTGGATAGTGTATCCATAAATTGTGTATAACTCATCACACCCGTTTCTCCGGTTGAGGAAATATTACTATTCACTTTATTTCCAATCGTATTGGCGTTATTAAGACCACCTGTGTTTTGAACTTGATTTGTTGTTGGAGCAGAAGGCATTTGTACCATCTGAAGAAACTCATTACTCAATACTTTCAAATTTTCAGTATCGGTCGCATCAGCTCTTTCGTCCCACATCTCAGTGTTTGCATAATAATTGAAAGAAAGTGCGTTTTGTAATCTATCAATTGCGGTTGCAAGTCCCTGTCCACCTACAAAATTAAAACTAAGGGTAACCTCAGCAATCATAGGTTGAATACCAATTCCCTCAGGGTTGATATCCAAACCTTCAAACTTCAATTGTAAACTATTAGGTATAATCTTGGTGTGATAAAAATCTCCAATTCTTAGAACCAAAACCGGTGGTATTCCAAATGCAGAATTTATTGCATTATTGAAATCCAATTGATAATTACCATTTGGTTGTGGGTTTACGGTTGGGATTGTATCACCAGGTCTCATACATTGTTGGAGGAAAGTAAGTCTCGAGTTCAATCCTTCTGGTGTTGTAGAGTGGAAACTTGGTTGAAAAAACTTGAGTTTTTGTTTCAAGTTATCATAAACCATGGGCGTCTCTTGTTTTATCGTTTCGAAATAATCACACTCCGATATCAAGTTTCTTACAATTCTTTTAGTCACCCAATCTGATTTTACAAATTTAGGTTCCACGTCTGTTCTTGGAATTGGTCTCTCTTGATTTGTTGAGGGTAAACCTGAACCTGTAGGGATGTTAGGTTGAGCGGTCGGTTGTACGGGTTGTGGACTACTTACTTGTATTTTGGAGATACTGACCCTTCTACAAGCCATTGCAGTCTGATTTGTTATATTAGGATTACTATCATTAAGATTTGAAGAATTACTCACTATCTCAGAACATCTTTGTGTCTTGACGTTCGGAACATATGTCGTCCCATTGTATTGTCTTACTTCACCATTTTCACCTTGAGCATTTACAGGAGGAAAAACAATTCTTCTATTAGAAACATAGTTTTTCAATTTACTATTCTCTGAAAAAAACTTGATAACACTTTCACCTCTCCTTTGAGATAGTTTCAAGTTATAATCATTTGTACCAGGAGCAGATGCTGAAGCCTCCAAGAAGATAGTGACCACAGAATTTGTATTTTCTTTCAAATATTGTGCCAATTGGTCCACAAATTTATTTTGAATTTCGTCATAATTCTTTGCAATTACGTCATCAAAAAAAGTTACTGAAGAACCCTCATATGTCCCGTTCATTTGAGCATTGTAAATGCTGTAATAATCTGTATAGTTAGAAACTGATGAACCTTCAACGGGTTGGGCATTTGGAAAGAATAATGCGAAGTTTTCAAATTGTTGAAAGTTCTGTGAAGGTGTTTGTTGATTTGGTTGAGTTGAAATTTGACTTTGGTTTCCTGTGTCCAGACCACCCGAAGCTTGGTTGTCTCTGATTGTACCAACAACCTCTCTACTTGCATCTTTGGAAGAAATTATTTGTTGTAGGACTGATAGTTCGTTTGGTGAAATGGTATAATATTTTTTTGCCAACTCATACAAGTCATATTTTTTACAACCCGCAAAAAATGAATCGAGAAGTCCATTAATTCTTTCGGAACTTGAATTATTTGCAAGTACTTTATTTACAATCACATTCAACACAGAAGGGTGGTCTACAACAATTTTCCAAGTAATTGTACCATCTCTTTCTGAGTTTGTATATGTGTAAACTTTTTCCGGTCTACCCAAAAAGTCTTGGGGTTTCCATGAAGCCCTTGAACTCTCACTGAAGGTTAATCCGTAAGGTGGGAACCACATTACTCTTCCTCCATTAGGTCCTCTTTCACAGATAGGTAAATCATTCACATTCACTCCTGGTGTATGTGAGGTTCTCCATGCTAAATTTTCAATGGAGAACATATACTTTTTTGCATAAGCTTGGTCACCCGTTCCTATAAGGTTTGACGAATCTTGTCCACCTTCTTGTTTGTTTGGTGCGATATTCAGATTGTAAGTTTTGTCAAAAACAGAATAAGAAAATCTCCTACCCTCATTAACAACCCCATCTTTCTTTTGTAGGTCTGAATATTCTGCATAAGGTAAATCTTTAGCAAAAACTCGACAATACTCCGAACCCACCTCTTGACCCAAAGAACCGACGTACGTAAGTACCCTTGAGCCTTTTGTCATTTCTTTATACCCATCATGGAATACTTTACTTACTTGGTCAATTGCGTTTCCAACGTGTTGTAATCTTCTACCACCATTAGGTTGACTATCAATCAATCTTTGGGTGTCGTCCATTATGGACCCGTTCCTGAATGCGATATTTGTGGACTCAGTAGTAACATATGAGGATGGTCTGAAATTTTCATCAGGGTTTGTTACTTCACCACCTATACCAACTTTTTTACCAGCATTACCTTTATATTTTGGAGAAACCCAAGTCAACCCCCCTTCTAAACCTCCACCATCTGCATAAGCCGGTGCATTCGCACCCAATCTGATTTCTCTATTCGGTCCCTCATATAGTTGAGCTAGTTCACTCGGACCATAAACAGGGGCTTGTACCTCAGCACCGAACTCACTAACAGGTAAATCTCCTGCTGGTGAAAATATTTGTGATGGTTCTGAAGTGACAGAACCAATATAAAAATTAGAGTTGTTTTCTCTTGCCCCAACAAGAACTCCTCCCAATCTATCGAAAATGTTTCTATCGTAACCTGGTTTAAATCTGTTGAATTTTAAATTACCAAACAATCTAGATTTTTGCCCACCACCAGTATTATTTAAGAAAATTTGAGACCCTGTCCTGTCTGCTCCAAGAAGTCTATTGAAAAACTTTCCTATACCACTATTTGATTGTCTGAAAGCATTACGAATCTGTTGAATTGTTGTTGGTTGACCTAATACTATACTTGTGTCAAAATAAGAGCCAGGTATAGGTGAAACAGGGATTATACTTCCCGCTAATCTCAAAGCAAAATCTGATGCTGCAAGTATTGGATTTTCGGGGACTGTAATCACCCAATTCGGCTCTATCAAAGGAACTCTGGTGGTAACCAAATTGAGAATATCCGTACCACTATTCACATTAAATAGGTTTGCTCTTCCTACTGTATTTTGATATATGTTTGTTGCAATTCTCTCTTGAAATTCTTTTTTAAGTGTTTTGGAACCCAATTGAGCCAAAAAAGAGTCTTGACTCATCAGACCGTTACTACCAACTGGGTCTGGTGAAAGAAGAATTGATACTGGTGCGTATGCTGAGGGTACAAATGTCGTTGGATATGGTTGGTTATTATATAGATTTGGTGTACCGCTTCTTATCCAATCAGGCTCAGTAATATACTCACCACTATCTAAAACTTCTTGAGTACCATTGGAATACGCATTTTTGGGTTTCCAATTGTATTGTTCAATTGAGGCTTGGTCTAATATGTGAGCATCTTGTTGACCTGGTCCGTATTCGCCCTCGTTTGATTTGGTGTTGAGAAGTGCACCAGGGTCAGGTACTTGTTGAAATCCTCCTTCTGCCCCCCATTGATTTAGAGGGTATAATTGGTTAGCAAATGAAGGTTCATCAATTAGTTGGTCAGGACTATCTTGTACAGAGCTATCTGTTTGTATATATGGAAGATTGGTGGGTAATGAAGGTCTGTTAGGAGCCTTAGCATAAGGTGTTAGGTTCCTTGTGATTAACTTTTTTCTGAAAGCATCTGAGTTTACTAAATCTAATGGGCTACCTGCCATTCCAACTTATTTATAAATAAATAGAGAAAAAACGTTTTTTTCAGTCATCAAGCCGTTACGGATTTTATCTCCCCTTTATTGATTGCAACTTTTCTTACAGCATTATAAAGTTCTTGTTGTAATGGAACTTGTGCATCTTTGATTATCTGTGTAAGAGCGGTAGAATCCACACCAGCTGGTGTTGAAACATTTACATTAACAGTCAAAGTAGGGTTTAAGAATTCTACCTCCAAAGGACCAGGTTTGGCTAATCCAAGAGCGGTTGCAGCTGCGGTGCTCGCAGCAACAGGGTTCGCATAACTTGTTGACAGAAGTCCGTATTGTGTTGGTGTGGCATATTGACTACTTCCTGGTTTGGGTCTTTTATCTTCGCTTTTGAAAAGAATATTAAAATATTTGTCGACACTATCTGTGAACGCTTTTACTTGTTCGTTTGATTCTTCTTTGATTGTAGAAATAGCAACACCTGCTCCTCTCAAAATTTCAGGGGCTTGTTTTTTAATTGCTTCGGTAGCTTCTGTGAATAATTTGTTGAGAGCTTCTTTTTCCTTTTCTGGACTTAATCCCTGTTGTCGAATAGCTGTTTCCTCTTTCCTAATATTACTCAATCTTTCTCTGAATCCTGATGTTTCCATGACTTTTTGAAACGCTCCCATGGACTCTCTTGTAAGTTTGGTTGTACTTTCAATCGAACTTTGAACATTGGGTAGATTGAAGAACGCGGTTGACATAGTCTCTCTCAATCCTTTAATTTCACCCAACATCAACTCAGCCGTATTCAATTGTGATTGTTGGATTTCTTCAATTGTTTTGGGTGCTTTTGATTGTTGTTCTATAAGTCTTTTGAATTCTGTTTCAGTCAATTCAGTTAATTTCTGTTGATATTCGTTTCCTCTATCATCTTTAATACTCACCTCATATTCTCCCCCTTCTCCCATCCTTGCAACGTTGGCAATCAACATTTTGTTTTCATCACTGACGTCAAAATTCAATCCCGTTGTATTAATTTTTGCTAGCTTAGCGTCCATCTCTGCCGCGGCTAGTGCGGTTTTTCTCAACTCAGCAGCACTTATCCCTGTGGCGTTCGCCAGCTCTCTCATAGTTAAAATTCCTTGAGGATTAATCTTAAAACTTCTTGTTTGTTCGTCAAAATATGTGAACTGTTTGGTCATGTTTATCAGAGAATTCTGTAAACCTGACGGGTCTGTTAGGGATTGATTAACAAGAGAAAGAGGGTCGGTCAAATTGCCTACAGATACTCCAAGTCTTTGGAAGGCTGATGACATTTCAATTGCGGCTTCAGGGTCCAACATTTTTTCAGCAAAATCAAATGTTTTTCCCATATCAAACCTCATCATCGAAGCTTGTGCTGCCATTTTTGTTAAACCTTGAACTCCGTTTGCAAAATTAAATCTTGAAAGTTGTTCTGTGTTTGCAACAACGGATTGCATAACGACTTTCGCATTTTGTCCTATTCCTTGAACGTAACTAATAGAATCAGCTAAGTTCTCTGCAATGTTGTCGTAACTTATACCTACTTTATCAAAAGCGTCTACTATTTTCAGTACCGATGTTCCTATGATTTCTCCCGCAGCAAATAACTCTCTTACATCTTTTGTTGATGCAACAATTTGAGTTCTTGTACCAGCAGCAATTTCGCTGATAGTCTTACTAACATCTTCATATGTTCCGCCTAAACGTACTACATCAGGAGCTGCGTCGTTTATAGCTTTTTGCATCTCCTGTATTCTCAATCTACCACCAACAAAGGTCTTATTCAATTCCTCAGATTGAATAATTAAATCTTGGAACATACTGAAAACTGCTGACGCCCCTTCTTTCAAGTCCGTCATTCTTTTCAACGTCTTATCTAACTCTGTTGAAAGTGCACTAAAATCCGTGGCTTTAACCGCCTGTTTTGCAGCTTCATTCTGTTCGTCTGTTGACTGAAAAAACATCTGTGTATTTTTCTATAAATAGAGTTTTTTTATTTTTCTGTTGAATTAATCTCTATCCACTTGTCCAAAAGATATTTCCGTACAAATATGGGCATTATGAGGAAGTCTGAATAACTTACCTTCAGAAGTGTACTTAAATAATAAAACTCGTCTAATTGGTTCTTTCTATAATCAGAAGAAAGGGCGAAAAAATTCAACCCCAAAACTAACGTTCACAGTTAGTTTTTCTCCTGATGGGGCAATTACAACTCTTCTTAAATCTAATCTTGGTTCATTATCGAACAAGAAATTTCTTATGTATTTGGAATCTGAGATAGGGAGTTGTTCAACAAATTTTGCAATTTCTCCCTTGTCCGAGTTACCGTCTATTTCCAATATTTGTCTTTGTAATAAAAGTGTTACCTTAGGGGGTACTCTACCCTGTGGATATGAGTCCAAAATTTTTTGAAGTTCAGTTTGTTCTCCGTAGGTTAGAATTTTTAATTTGACATTAACTCCCGACTTTGGTAGTGTGGTGTTATATGTTCCGTCTTCGTTAGGGTCTTGTTTCGGTTGTTTTATATCTAATTCATCCAATCTAACATTTGTCTCGAAACTCTTTTTAGTTTGAGGGTCAATCAAAGTTAGTTGCATTTCGGGACCAAATGATGTGTTTCTCAAGAAAATCAAAATTGCCTCAACGTCTCCCTCGAGTAAATCATCAATTCTCATATCAGGTTCATAGATTTTGTTTCTTAATAAAGAACCTGTGATATCATCTGTACCACCCAATAATATATTCTCATCTGCGGCTGTCAAATATCCAACCTTGAGGGATTTCTTTTTGTTTTTATAAAATCTTCCGCCTGAAGGAAGGGGGACTACGTCGTGGGGTAAACTTAAAAATTGTTGACCGAATTCTCTTGATTTATCTTCCATATAAAAAAAATAACCGTAAAGTTTATGTCTTTACGGTTAAATATAAATGCTATTGATTTTTTATAAAGAGTATTAGTAAACTAACACACATCTGTCCATTCTAAGTTCCGCTTGAATATCAGCTAAGTTGTCGGTGTTGTATGCCAATGAACCAAAATTTACAGAGGTTAAAAACGTTCCGTATAAAATCCATTTTTCTACAACAACTCCTGTTGGGTCCAACATCTCGAGGTCGATGTCTTTTTTGTAACCCGCAGCATATCCCATACGACCTGTCACGGACTCGGCGTGTAAACGTACCCACTCCATAAGTGCTTGTGCAGCTGAAGGACCAATTGGGTCTCTGAACTTAACAGAAATTGGGTCCCAATTAAATCTTCCCGCAACGAAAGTAGACGTATTCAAAAATTCAATTTCTTTAGATGCGATTTTAATAGATGGTCTTGCTGCAGATTCAACAAACCACTCATTTATACCCAATGAAGAAGGAAATCTAAGAATGAATCGATTCTGTCGTTTCGGTTCATAAGGTATTGGCATTTTCATCAGTAAATCAGCCATGTTATTATAATTTTGTTTCTATTGTTTATATCCTATAAATATAGGGTGTTAGAAAATATTTCTATTTACTTTTTTCACGAAATGATAAATATTATTTTACTTCTTTCTTCTTTCCTCCAGCAGTAGAATAAGTTTTTATCTCTGGTTTATTTTTAAAAGCTTTTTTCATTACTTCTACGTTTCTTAAATCATCATCAGAAAATCCAATAATTGGTTTAGAAGGAATGAATTTATTTCCTATATCTTTTTTAAGAAAAGCCTTTTTGTTAAGAACTGCAGCCATACCTTTAATGTAATCAACAAAATCTTGCATCGCCATCACTTTAGCCTCCTCAGGATTAATCGCATTTTTTTCGTCCCCAAAAGTTACAGGAAAATATTTGTTCATCGCTAAGTATGTCTTAATTAACTCATCATCATCCATCTCTTCTTCACCAACAAAAGAACGGTACTTCCGTAAATTTTTCAAAAGTTCATCTTTATTTATACCTCCGAAACCAGTTAAAATGTAGTTGTAGACCGATTCTTTAATTGCGTTTGGGTTGTGTCCTCTGGCTGTGATGATAGAGAAAATGGACCCATTGTTAATAGCTTCTCTGAAGTCTTTAAAAGCGGGTCCTAATTTTGCTTTGAGGGAATCTGTTATAAACTTCTTGTCTCCCTCAGTTCTAAAATTTCTGAAAGCGTTTTCCGCAAAACCAGTAATTTTTTTTCCTTTATAATTAATATCTTTTTTTCCTATGTCCGTCCTGTACTTCGCAAAATCTTCTGTACTCATACCTACCTCATTACCATCTTCATCTAATAAGATAATTTCGGTCGGCATATGGACAATATTATCATCCCAATCAAAAGCATAATACTTGAGTTCGGGGGTTGTTTCATCTATAAAAGCTTCTTTAATAATAGGTTCCATAAAAGGCTAAAAAAAGGGGGGAGCTAAGCCCCCCTTCCTTATTAGATATTTTCGAACGAAGCTCCTGTTGGTGTGATAAAGAATTCAATATCAATGAACTCAAGAGCTTTCGTTGGTTTAAGGTAAATTTTACCTGTTAATGTGTTTCTGTCCAAATCTTCAGGAGAAGAAGAAACTGTTACACGGAAATCGTAAAGACCTCTATCTCTTCTAATTCCATCGAGGATTGGGTTCACACTATCCAAGAACTGTTGTCTCACGATTTGGTCGTTCTGTTCGAACAACAATCTAACCGCTACCGCTGAAATTAATTTACGAGCTTGTAACAACAATCTTCTTACGTTTAATCTGTTAAGTGCGGTATCTGCAACTTGTAGTGTTTTATTACCCCAAATTACGGTTCCTACATCAGCAAATGTTGCGATAGGATTAATTCTACCTTGATAAAGAGTATCTCTATCTTCTTGTGTCAACTTAACTCTCGCTTTGATGGAATTTACCAAACCTCTTGTGTAACCCGCTGTTGCGAACCAAGGGAAGGAAATGTTGTCAGTCAAAGCTAAGTTTCTACAAACCTCACCAGTTGCTGGTAGATAGATTTGTGTGTTGTTAACAGTATCCCTTGTTAAAATCCAAGGATAGTAAGTTGAAGTATAGTTAGAGTCAATTCCTGTGTTATCCAAATTATCTACAGCCTCCTGAGGGTAAATAATTTGTAGTGCGTCACTTCCATCAGGACTATACATATCGTAGTCAGGTGTAGTAACAATATAAACAGAGTCAGCTCTTTGGAACTGTATCATGTCGATTGCTTCTTCACACAAGTTAGAGTTATTTACGTAGTCGATACTTGCAGTTGCGAAAACGTTAATGTTAGTTGATTCAGGGTTACGGTATGTCAAAATACCCAACAAATAAGCGTAGTAGTCAGTGTTAGCGAAGTCTTGAGTATTGTTTTCTACAACAATTCTCTTGAACAATCCTTGACCTGTTGCATTTGGATATCTTACAGAAGGTGCCGCCCCAGCTAAGTAACCTGACGCTCCGAGTTGGAACCTGTCTTCATTTGTTCTATGTTCACTATAAATGTCCCATCCATCAAATCCACCAGCAAAACATACTGTGAATTTTCTTGAATAGATGAAGTAGTAAGGGTTTTCTTGAGTTTCAGGGTCAGCTGTAAAATTAGCAACACCACACTCATATGCCGGTTGACCGCTAGTTGTGTAGATATTTCCAATTGAAATTACAGTAGCACCTGAGTCCATATGGAAACCTTTTGTAAGTCCGTTCCAAGGAATAGATTCAGTTGTATCAGCCCAATCAATTTGAGGATTTTGTTGTCCCAAATATTGTAGGAAAGAATCATCAATACCATAGTAAGATGAAAAACCTAAATATGTTCTTCTTATAACATCACCAGGTGCTAAAGTAGTATTAGGTCCACCTGATGTATTTCCAAATGGAGGATTCCATATTGTTTCTTGAGGATAAAAATATCTTGTTTTGTAAACAATGTTTGGTCCTTGATTTGTAGTACTTTCATAAATTCTTTGAGTGTAACCATTAAATCCACAAGGTAATGCGTCGATTGGAGCGTTTTCAGCCATTTCAACCATCACATATCTTGAGATTAATGCAAACTCACCATCCGAAGAACCAATTTTCTTAGCAACGAAGTTGTTAGAACCTGGGTCCATTGTACAATTGGTGAACTTTTCAATTACGACAGGATTAGCATCTGTGTCAAAGAAATTTCTAATCAAAATATCGAAAGTCATATTATTATATGACATATTAGCAATAGAAACTTTTACCTCCGAGTTTGCAGCATCTCCATCAGATATAGATATAAATCTAAACAAATCATACACCTTATTACCTCTTAATTCAGAAACAATGAAAGGTGTTTTTGGAGATTGATATTTTTGAAGTTTCCAAGCAATAGAAGAACTTGAAGGAGTTCCTGTTTCAGGTCTAGCACCTGGTAACGCAATCAAATTACAATTTAATCCTCTAATATAACTCAGATTATAACCATATGTTAAAGAACCTGAATAAATTTCTTCAACAAATAGAGGAACCTCGTTTCTTGGTTTACCAAAGTTGTCAACACCTAATACTTTCGTAATGAATTCAGAAGATGTTGATTGTAATGAAGTTTCAAATTGGAAAGTATCACCGTCTTTAGTAACACCTGAGATTCCAAAAAGAGAAAAAGGATTTTGTGTAACCCCTGTGTATTGACCGTTACAAACTAAATCAACATCAGTCAATCCAGTCACCTCATAAATTGGTCCGTGGTTTTGACTTGTTGAACTGTTTGTAAATAAAGAGATACCTCTTGAACGAAGTGTTGCAACAACCATGTTATTCCACTCACTATATGCACTTCCCGAATATGTAAAAATTGTTCCTGATACAGTTCCTGAGAAAATTCCAGCACTTGGATTAATCATTTGATTGATTGCCCAATAAAATGAGTATCCACCATAATCATTACCTGTTTGTAAATCAAAGTTAGCGTAGTACCATGCATCATTGTCTCCCGCAGACAAATCATTATTGTCTAAGTTTACATTATCAACACTGAACTCGTTTGTGAAACCAGTATATCCTGCACCTAATACGTTGAAGTAAGTTGAACTTGGAATTGCTCCCCAAGCAAATGCTGTGTTACCTGATAAACTGTTATTAGAGAATACAGATAATAATGCATCTGTAAAATCGTTATTGAAGGTAGAAGTACTACCATCATTCAAAGTATAAAGACTGTTGAAGTTTGTTGCAATTACCGCTGGTAAACTTGAGAAATTTACTGTTCCTCCAGTGTTTCCTGAGAACGCACTTGTAAAATTGATTGCAGCAACTCCTGTGTCAATATCAATTGTTGTTGGGTCAGGATTTGCCACCAAGGAAATGCTCCAAGACGGACCCGCGTCGTAACCAGACAATCCCAACACTCTCGTTACAAAAAGTTGGTTTGATTGTTGTAAGTAAGATTTTGCAATATATGCAGCCTCGTACTTTGGAATTTGTGTATTTACAAACTTCACTGGTTCAGTTCCTCCAAAGAAGGCTTGAAACTCATCATAGTTTGTTATGAAAACGGGTTCGAAAGCAGGACCTTTTATAGTCTCTCCTACCAAACCTAATGTTGTTACACCAACGCTTTGAGCCACAAATGATAAGTCGGTCTCAGAAGTATAGACGCCAGGTGAAACATAAACTTTTTGGTTTACAGTTGTTGTTGCCATTATTAAAAATTATTCTGTCAGATTTATTTTATTGATAAATATTCTAATACGAATGAAAAAACTTTACTTTTAACTATCTATTTATAAACGGTGAGAATAAATTCTGCCTTTTTTCTACCATGAGGACAAAGAAAGAAATCAAAAACATAAAAATTGACCCTGCAGTACACGAAATCCTAAAAAAGTATTGTGATAAGAGGGGAATTAAAATTTATAAATTTTTGGAAAATCTGATACTCGAAAAGTGTCAAGAGAAAAAAGATATATACGGGGAAGATTAAACTAATTTGTTGTCAAAGTTTATAATCGCTTCTTTGGTGTTGTCAATTTTTTCTACTTGTACGTTGAGTACATCGTTGTATGTTATTTGAATAAATGGTACGTCAGTCCCGTAAAAGTTACCATTAATGTATACATCGTAAGATGAGATGTTGTCGGTAGATAAAATTGACATGTTTGCAGTGAAATCTATTTTTTCACTGAGAGAAGTTACTCCCGATAAAAATAAAAATTGAGTTGGGAACTGACTTGGGTTCTCGGGCCAAATTTTTCTTTTCTTTTTAAGTACGGAAGTATCAACTTCAACTAATTGAGTAACTCTTTGGATTGCCGGTTTTACTTCGAATTCTTCTTCATCAATCAAATAACCTAGCATTGTGAAATCATAAGATTGAACATAATATTTTCTTGCGTCCATATTCATTTGAGACTCGTCACCAACATTGTTCAAAATAATCGGAACGTATTGCCCCTTAATAAAAGTATATGCTTGTCTTGATGCAAAAGTCTGCATTACATTTTTATTGAGTTGGTTGAGCTCCCTCATCCTGTTACAAATTATTTTCAAACTATAATTGATATCCACAGGTACAGGTTGAGGTATTGTATATATGTCCATTCCTTGCATGTTTCCATCCCAAGTTGGTACCGAAGCATAATAAAACTGTTTCCTATTTGGTATGTTATATTTTGTTGCGGGGTTCGAACCATACTTAACCTCAGGGCTTCTGACTAAAGTTATAAAGGGAGGACTAGGGTTGTAATCCAAATCAACAAATTTCCATGTTTCCAAATATTGTGACCAATTCTGAGTTGTAATGATTATATCAAGGAAAGGGACAATTTTACCAGCGGTTACTACTTTCAACTCATTTTTTGAAAACTCCAACATACCCTTATCCAAATCGGCATGAAGAACAGACTTCGGAAGATAAGTACCATCTTTTTTTATGTACTCCAAAAGTTGCTCCCTTCTTGCACTCAAAGTTTTCTTTGGGACTAACGGTAATGTTGGTTTGACTTGTTTAGGTAAAGGCATCTTTAATCTTCAATTATATATATTTTATTTTTGAGATTGACCATTTCAACCTCACTAGCGTTATAGACCGGTTTCCCTGTTTTTTTAATCACGAAACTATCATACTTGTAAGGGTCATATGTTACTACCACACCATCCTCAGGCTCGGCCAAATCTTCACAAGGGAACTCACAATAATCAATCAAATTACCAATGACAAAGGCATGAACATTTTTTCTTTTTTCATCTCTAACTTTAGATTTACCAGCCTCTCTCACTCTGAATTCAACGTCATCAAGTTTTACATAATCAGCATGAATGATGACCTTTCCTGAGTATGTTACCGAAAAAGTATGTTTGTGTAAGTTGTAATATACCATTACTCTTGCACCCAAAAACAAATTGTCGAACTGAGACTCTTTTATTAATATTTTCATTATATACCCCTGAATTCATTTTCACTCACATAAGTAGCAACAACCGTTCTGTAGAACGGTTTGTATCCACCATAAGTGTGTTTATTGTCCGACTTAACATACCCGTCATCCGAGACAACATAATATCTGACCCTGTCCTCACTCTCATAATAACCCAAATAGTCTCCCATGAAAATTTCAACTTGTAAATCATCTAATGTTTTTTGATATACACTGAACCTCATATTACCGGGCTCTTGTTGTTCCACTCTTGAATTTCCAAGGAATTTGTTTGTTGGAGCTAAAACTTGAACATAACCTTTCAACTCAACAGGTGCCAAGAATTGAATTCCGTCTTCTAACACCTCACCGTAGACATCATCTGTTTTGGTTTTATATCTGTCAATTCTGTACAAAACAACAGTGAAGTTCATATCACCGATTAACCATTCCTGACCCATATCAATATCAAGAGTATAATCTTCGCCACCAAAGAATTTACCAAGTCTAGTTATAGGAACTAAGTTTTCTGCCATATTGATAAATATATTTCTGTTTGTTATATTTCAATCAAAAGCTATGCGTTTATATCCGTCAACGAAAATATACTTGGACAATAGTTCCATTCATGGTAAAGGGGTTTTCGCTTCTCAGAAAATTCTTAAAGACGAAATTTTCGAGGTAACCCCTTATTTGGATTTAGAAATCCCCAAAAAAACCACTAGTGCAATTTTAATGAATTACCGTTTCAATTGGCCTCAAGGAACATCCGATTGGGATAAACAAGTTGTTGGTTGTGGACTTTCAAGTTTTTATAACCATAGTAATACCCCCAATGCAAATTGGAGGTCCAATCTCGAAAATGACACCTTTGAGTTTTTTGCCTTGAGAGATATAGAACAAGATGAAGAAATTTTTGTTTATTATGGTGGCGAAGAATATTGGAACGACGGAAGAACAAACGTTGAAGTTAAGTAAATGAGTCCTGAAGTCAGTTTAGAATCCAAAGCACTAACTATACTTGAAACCTATGAAGGTGCAAACAACTATATCTTAGAGTTGAAAAGGAAATCTATTGTCAATAAGAAATTCTACCCAACAAGAAGTCAATCAGAGTATATTATTAATAACCATGAAAACCAACCTAAAGTTGCAAGAAAATGGGTAATACTTGACGCATATTTTGCACAAAAACTAGCCGACGACAAACTTTACACTGAAATACCAACTAAAGTTTGGGTGGAAAAATTACTCGCCGAAAAAGAAAAAGCATTCCATATTTGGGGAAAAGTTTTTGATAGTGAAGAATTACACGATTTTTGGTTACCAAAGGCTGCTGTTATAAAAGACAACACAGTCAAAGATGTTGTTATAGATTTTTCAAAATATTCTGTACGTCCTCCACTTAATCATCAAAAAGAAGCAATTCAAAAGTTGGTTGAAAATAAAAAGTTTATTTTGGCTGACGATATGGGATTAGGTAAAACCACCTCAACAATCATTGCAGCTCTCGAAACAAAAGCAAAAAAAATATTAATAATTTGTCCTGCAACTTTGAAAATAAATTGGAAAAGGGAAATAGAAAATTATTCAGACAGGTCTGTATATATTGCCGAGGGTAAAAACTTCGACCCAAATCACGACTTTGTTATTATAAACTACGATATTATAAAAAATTTCCATGACACTAAGAAAAAAGCTGAATCGCAAATTCTTGGAGCCAATTTTGATTTGGTGGTTATTGACGAAGCACACTATATCAAAAATGCTCAAGCACAAAGAACAAAACTAATCAATGACCTTGTAAAAAAAGTTGACAGACTTTGGTTATTGACTGGTACTCCAATGACTTCCCGACCTATCGATTATTATAACTTATTAAGTTTGGTAGATTCTCCTGTAGCAAAAAACTGGATGGCTTATGTAATAAGGTATTGTTCAGGATATCAATTCAGAGTAGGACCGAGAAAAGTATGGAACGTAATGGGGTCTTCAAATCTAGAAGAACTTAGAGACAGAACATCAAATACAATACTGCGAAGACTCAAAGAAGATGTATTAGATTTACCTGATAAAATAATAACACCCGTTTATCTTAGATTAAAATCAAAAGAGTACGAGGAGGTAATGGGTGAGTATTATAATTGGTATGAAAAAAATCCTGAAGAATCTAAATCTTTAACAGTACAATTTACTAAACTGACAAAAGTCAGACAAATTGTTGCAAATGAAAAAATTACTCAAACAATAGAACTTGCTGAGAACATTTTGGAGCAAGGAAAAAAAGTAATCATCTTTTGTAACTTCACCGACTCACTCAATAAAATTACCGAACACTTCGGAAAATCCGCAGTTAAACTTGACGGTTCGATGTCAAAAGCAGAAAGACAATTTGCGGTAGACCAATTTCAAGAAAACGAAAAAATAACAGTTTTCGTTGGAAATATAAAAGCCGCTGGTGTGGGTATAACCTTGACTTCCGCTGAAGCGGTTATAATGAACGACCTTTCATTTCTACCTTCAGACCACTCTCAAGCTGAAGATAGAGCATATAGATATGGTCAGAAAAATAATGTATTGGTATACTATCCAATATTTGAAAACACAATTGAAGGAATAATTTATGACATTCTAAATCAAAAGAAAAATGTCATTGCAACTGTCATGGGAGACGTACAAAACTCCGCAGATTTTGTTGAGGAAATAATGAATAGAATCAACGAAATGAGATAATAACAGAAAGCGTGTTATTTATATAACAAACGCCTTTCATTAGATATGAAGAAGATAGAACAACAAATTCAAAATCTAGAGTATCAGATTTTGGAGAACAAAGTGAACGAAGAAAAAAATTTACTTCTCACTGAAATGAAAAAAATCGGAATAGAAAAATTACCTTATTCTTATTCAGCCCTAAAAACGTTCATTGACCCTGAAACCATGGAGTTTCATTATAACAAACATTATAAGGGTTATGTAGATAAATTGAACGACGCATTAGCAAAGAAAAATTATGGTGATTTGGAACTTGAAAAAATTATCAAAAACATTTCAAGATACGATAAAACAATCAGAAACAACGCAGGTGGAGCATTCAACCACGCACTTTTTTGGAACATGCTCACTCCCAAACCAAAAAAACTAACAGGAGACCTTTATAAAAAAATTACAAAGGAATACGGGACTTTCACAAATTTCAAAAAGAAGTTTGAGACAATTGCCAAAGATAGATTTGGTTCAGGTTGGGTTTGGTTGATTATAACTAAAAATGGTAGTCTTAAAATTATGTCTACCCCAAATCAAGACAATCCACTAATGAATGTAGTTGAAGGCGGAGGGTTTCCTCTTTTGGGGTTAGATTTATGGGAACACGCTTACTATCTCAAATACAGAAACAAAAGAGATGAATATATCACAAACTTTTGGAAAGTAGTCAATTGGGATTTCGTATCAAAACTTTTTGATATGAAAACCAAAACAAAACTAATTGAATCTAAATTAAATCAGGAATTATTGATTGAAGATACTGACTCATCATACATTCAAGCGTGTACTTTAGAGGATGATAAATTTTTCCAACAACTTTTAAAAACTGACGAAATAAGTAAAATTTATGGTGGGGGGATTTATACCGCACTAAAAAAAGTACCTTGGTTAGAATACAGACCCAAAGACCTTGAAATCAACAGAATGCAGGGGTTTTACAAAGACGGTCAAAGACACGATATAAGTTATTTAGCAGGTAATCATAGAGCCTTTTGTATGATTACAAAAAGTGTAAACGCAATATTAAAAAAAGTCGGAAGACCAAAAATTATATTGAAGGGAAAAACATTACCTGAACAAATTGTTGGTGTAAGAAAATTAGTAAATATATTGATTGGAGCAGCAGAAAAAATATTCAACGAAGAATCTCCATTTTACAAAGCAATCATGTCAAACTTAGGTGAAAGTAGAATTAAAGGGGAGAAAGTAGAAACTTGGTCTAGTAAAAGACTGAAAAAAGAATTTGGATTAGAAAACGTAAACATTAAAAGTGAATTCGGTGCACAATCAGATTCAGAAGGACTTGATGGTGAAATTACAATCGATGGTAATGTGATGACCGCACAAATAAAACCATTCTCAACTTATTTTACCGAAGAGGGAAAGGTTGTGGTTCTTACTCCTAGCAGTGTAAAAAAATACAATGTTGACTTTATGATTTTCAGTAATTCTTTCGAAACCATTGTTTTCAAAAATCAAAATGTTGAATTGGGAATCAATGCGTACAAGTTCCCCCCTGATGATTTGATTTATACACTAAGATGATATTTATATGTAAATCATTCTAATGGCAGTTATTCCAGAACCAGAAAGAAGTAGAATTTATAATCGACTAAGAAATCAATTGGGTGCACCCTTAAGAAGTGTAGAACTAACAGATGAGATGTTAGACTCATTGATGGAATTGTCTATTGGAGACTATGAGGAATACGTCTTACAATGGCTCATTGATTCTCAATGGGTGAACTTAGTAAACTTGAATATGAATGAAAAATCTGTTGCTAGAGCTCTTGTTACTAGAACAATGGATTTCGAACAACAATTTTCTTACGCATATTCCAAAATTGTCGGTCTACAAACAGTAGGTCCTTGGGTTCTAAAGAAAGATTATTTTATCTTGAGTGCAAACACTCAAAACTACGAAATTCCCGCGGGAAGAGAGGTTAACGAACTATTATGGTTCTCCAACCAACCATGGACTGCGTTTGGATTGGGTGGCGTCGGTGGATTTGGGTTTGGTGGTATTGGTTTAGGTGCAAACGAAGCCGGTTACGCTCAGATGGGGTATCAGGGTTCATACTTTATGATGTCAGGTTTTGACTATCTAATTAGAATGCAAGAAGCCAATATCTTGAATAGAATCTTAGGTGGTTCATTAACTTATAGAATAACAGGTTTACCCGATGGAAAGAAAAATGTATTCCTTTATAACACTCCAGGTGGAAGATTCAATTGGAGTAATTATAGCCTGTATGTTGGAAAGGCTGTTTGGTATTGGTATTATGATGTAGGACCTGATGACAGAAATGACTGTTTGAAAGCTAATCCAGATATTATCAAACTTCCAACTGACGTGCCAATCGAATCTCTTTCTTGGGAGGACTTGAACGTTCCTGGTCAACAATGGGTAAGAAGATGGTTTACCGCCTATGCCAAAGAAACCTTATCAAGGGTAAGAGGTAAGTTTTCAGGAAATCTAAAAACACCTGATTCAGAGATAACGATGGACTACCAAAGTTTAGCAACAGAGTCCAAAGACGAAAAATCCAAATTACTTGAAGAATTAATCGGAGCTGAAGGTTGGTTGACAAGATTGAGACCCGAAAAGGTTATGGAAAGAGAAGCCCTTATTGCTGAAAATCTGAATAAACAAATGAAATTTAGAGCTTTTCCGAGACAAATTTACGTAATCTAATGGCCATTGTTAAATCCATACCGTCGACAAGAATTATTAACGGTCTCAGAATTGAAACCTCTGATGTTGCTTTGGTGTCAGAGCCAAGTTACAGAATTCAAGGTGAGGCATGTGTTGTTGTAAGAGGTGTTCCAAATTCAATCTTAACATTAGATTCCCAAAAAAGTGACCACGTAGTCGTAAAATCTATGACAAAACTTTTAGTGGTCCCTGATTTAGGTTTAATTGATGAAGAATATGATGAAGTTGAGTTGGACAAACTCGCATGTGTTGAATTCAGATTTGTAAGGAATAATTGGTATATATTATCTTCAGACGGATTGAAACAATCCTAATTTTGTTTCCCAACCCTCCTCAGCAAGTTCATACATATAGTTTGGTTCCAAACCTCTTTTTCTCCAATATTCCAATTCTTGTTCTGTAATATCCAAAACATCTTCCTTCAACTTGTCTTGGTCACCTTCTTCGAAAGGCATTCCATTTATAAGTTCACACTGAGAGGTTGTAAATATTCCTCTTTCTGCTGGGTCAGTCACGAGTAAACCATCTCTCACTTCCTGTTGGAACACTACCAACAACGGTTCAATTCTTTTGTTAAATGTTACAATTGCTCTTGGTACATTGTACTCTCCTGTAGTATCAGGATTATTTTCTAAAATATTAGCATCCAACATGTAACAGTTAACAATTACACCTTCCGAAATTTCTACCGCTTTTGGATTTTCCAACTTATTTGTTGCATTCAAATCCTTGATTTGTTTTGCGGTCATTTTCTGCACGTCACCTTGAGAAGCCTTTTTACCATTGTTTACATACATTATAACATCACCCAAATTAACATTCAAATTCTGTTGAATTGCAAGTTCCATATGGGCCATTCTTGACATGGAATTTCCCGCCTTAGTCTTTTGTGTTAATCTTTTCTTATAGTCATCCAATGTGAGTTTTACTTTAGCTCTTTGTGCAATCTTCGATAATGCAATTCTTTGGTCAAAAATCTTTTGTAGGTATTCATAATAATATTCAATGAATTCTTTACCCTTACCTTCCAAAAGATATTTTATCCCTTTGTCGAGAAACTCTTCGATATATAATGGAAGTTTTTTTGATTTGATAGAATTGCCAGTCAACTTTATCTTTCCCTTTGCATCCATAACCGCGTAATTTTTTCTGGCAAGATTTATACATGAAGGCCAAACACCATCGGTATCCAAGGCCATCTCACCTCTCATGAAAATGTCATTATACTCTGCAACGTCAGCTTCAGGACCTGTATACTCTTTACCGACTTTTACTTTCCAATTCAGACCTCTACCGATATATCTGTGAGTGTCTACATCTTCGGGACTTGAAAAGTTTACACCATCCGTGTCCATAACCAGTGGGATATATCCTTTACTCATAAAGAATTTAATCATCTGACGAAGATATTGTCGACCTGTACAAGTGATTTGCTCCCCCATGTACATGTCACCCCACGCAAACACCTGAGGGGCAGAAAGAGCCCCGAACATAGAGTTAATGAATATCTTAATAGGTAATTGTTTGTTAGAGTAGGACGCGGATTTCTGTGGGTCAGTTTTTTCAAACTCTTCAGCGAGTTGTTTATATCTGATACGTGTATCACGGAAGTATTTTAACATACCTTTCATTGCACCTGTAACATCACACTCGGGAAATACATCGTGTACGAGCTGAATAGAAGGGTATAGAGACGAGAAGTCTAACTTGAGTACATTCTTACTATACCCAACCTTAAGTAGTCGGGAAAGACCTCCTACGAAGTCTGTTTTACTTTGTTTCTGTGGTATTGCAAGTCCGTGCTTGTAAGACCATGCAAGCATCAACATTTTCCATAGAGTTGCGGTACCCATTGTTGAAACTCTCTCGTAAGTTGTTGGAATCATTGATGCAAGTAAGAATGATGCTTGATTGAATTCTTTATCTACAGCGAGAGTTTCTTCCAAGTCATCATCCAAATATCTTTCTACAAGATTGTCACCCGTAGTTTTGATGTATATATCTTCCCTTCTTCTGCAAACATTATCGATTTCAGGGTCAACCCCTACTTTTTTATATTTACCATTTTGTGTGTTCAACCAAAATTCTTCTTTCTCAGCATAAAACTTTCCGATGTCTGTGTGTTCTATATAAACACGGTCAGGAGCTTCTTTGTTAATGAATTTGGTGATGTATTTAAGACCAGCGGCTTTGATGTTCGAATTGATAGCCTGTGCTCTTCTTACCGCATGAATAATGTCAATTACGTTATAACCCCAAATTGAAGTCTGTAAATAATCTTCAACCTCGTTCGCGAGTTTAAGAATTGATTCTTTTCTTGTATAAGAATGTTGGGGGTGTAACGATTTGATTGATTTTCTCATGTCAATCCCTAAACGTTGACCTCTTTCGAATATCCAGTGCCAGTCGAAGTTTGCTGAATTATAACCACCAATGATAGAAGGTTTGATTTGGTCAATGATATTGAAGAATTCAATAATTGCACCCTTTTCTTGAGATTCATCGAGACACTCAATTACTTTATGGTAACCCTTATTTGTTTTTATCCCAATCATGAAAATACGACCGTCTTTGGGGTCAAGGGCGTTAGTCTCCAAGTCAAATACTAATCGAGTGACTTGGTCGTAGTCATCAAACCCTTTGAACAATCTTTTTTCTTTGGCTATTAGATATTGTTCTACGGGAGGGAGAATCATTATTTTGTCTTTTGCCTTATCACCCCAAGGGTCCAAATTTCCATCACGAAAAAATTGAATTAATTCTCTATATCCTTTAAGAGACTTCACCATAAATGTAAGACCTTTTTCAAGTCTTTCATCTCCTTTGGTTTCAAGTTTGTCAATTACTATTCCATACTTTGTCATGGCTTCTTTTTGTGCCATTTTGGAATCGTTGTAGAAACCAAGACCTCTTAGGTCACCAACCCACGCGAATGGAATAAATTGGTCTTTTCTGATGTCTTTACCTTTACCTGGTATTTCTTTGACTTTGTAAATTGAGTTTGAAACGTAATCAAACTCTATTGCAACTATAAATTCTTCAGGGTCGTTCCCTTGAAGAAACTCTTCAATTTCTTTATTCGAAATCATAAAATTTACGAGTGGTTTATTGGCTTTCACACTATCGTGAAGTTTACCTTACTCATTACCCATAAATATAAAAAAAAATTATCTTATATCAAATTAACAACAAGGAGACTCAGCAATAAAACTGTCTTCAATATTAATGAAAAGTTGTTCTCTGAGAGGTAAAATAAGATTACCTTCTTCATTTTTAATCAAAAATTGACCTTGATACCTACCCGGTGTGTCTGTATCCATTGAAGTAAATTGGAAATAAATATAGTACTCTACACCCGCACCTGGTTCAGGTAATATCAATGAAGTAATATAACAGGGTGCAGATACGATTTTTGGAACACCCGTATAATAATCTATCATTGTAAAATAGATGGTGGAAAATGGAAGAGATTCCATAAACTCCAAATAACTTGACCTACCATCTTGAACAACTTGCATTTTCAACAAAGGAAGGGTGGCATTCTTTGCAATATAAAATTCCATAACAATAAATATATTGTTATGACTCTTTACGAAGTTCTCTATTATAATGTTCGAACCTGTTATGTTCCGTGGGTGTCATCAACAAAATACCGGGTTTCAATTGACCCTTTTTGGTGAGTTGATACATATGACTCATCCATGTCTGTTCGAAAGGATGCGCCCAAGTTGTTTCCAAAAACATTTTTTGATTTCCTGTTTTTGAAACAATTTGAGGCCAATTACAGTAGTAAATCTCACCTGTCGCATAAGGAATCCCTTTGTGTGATAAAATTGAATTGAATTCAAGTTTTGGTGCATTTGGGTCCAATCCCATTTGTGGAAGTCTTGGTTTACCAGGCCAAAACTCTTCTCTAACATTTTGGGGTACATTGTACCATGACCACTGCACACTATTGTCACCGAAGAACTCAGTATAATTTAGCTTTAAGAAATCAAAATTTTCTTTTTTAGCAATCTCCAAAGATTTTGTGTATAAGTTGTCTACTTTTCTATTGAAACCATTTCTACAAACTTCTCCGTCTTTACAATAAAAAAACATGTCATCTTCAAAAAACAAATAATAATCTAAATCAGTTTTGTCGAAGTGTTCTGCAATGAACTGTCTTCCACCACAAATTCCTAAATTACCCTCATCAGGTATAATGTGTTCGAAGTCATACTTTTCACATAGATATTTGTAAGCCTCGAAGGTTGAATCATCTGTTGAGTTATTCAGAAGAAACTTCTTTGTTTTATTGAGGTAGTCTTTATCATACTCCAAAAAGGAATTTATCAAAGTTTCAAATTGTTTTGGACTATTGAATGTGATTACATACAATCCAACTTTGTTGATATCAAGATTATTCTTTGATACAACACTTGTTTCATTTTTGGCCTCCAACACATCGTTTTTCAAGTCTTCAAAAAACTTACCAATAAGTCCGTTATATTCAATTTTGAAATAATTTATCAAATCAGAGTGTTTGTAACACATGATACTGAAAATTGATTCTTCAGTTCCCATGTAACCTTCTTCAAGAGTAGATTTTAACAATCCATAATAGATAGAGTTTATTGAAGGTATTGTTGATTTTGGTCCACCAAAGAACCCTCCTCTTGCCACTTTATTTACTTTGGCACCAGCCAGCTCGTTCAATTTATTATATTCAAATCCATGAATTTCCCTTTCTGCATCATAAGGGAAACAAATGAATGAAAACTTGGAAATGTATTTGGTTAGTTTATCCAATACTTTGTCATGAGTAAAATAACCGGGATGAACTGTGTTTGTTAATCCTCCATCAATCCAAAACATATATTCAGAGTCAAACCTGTCCATAATTTTCGCATCGTGTAAAAGAAAAACCTTGGACATAACAAGTGGATTATAATTTTCCAATCTTGCTTGTGTTGAATCTTTTAACCAACCCGACAAGTTTTTCCAATCTTCCCTATTTCTAATTTGTTGAATTAAGGGATAAAACTCATTGTTAATGAACCAAGAAAGAGGTCGTTCTATAAATTGTGTGTTTTTTTCACTCCGTCTTTGGAAAACAAAGTCCCTCAACGAGGCTTCGCCAAACACAATAAGGTTTTCCTCTACTTTCAATAAGGATTCAAATTTATCCAAATAATGTTGAAAGGGTCTTGCCCAACCCTCAGAGAGAGATGACCTTCCAATATCCCATATTCCTGTTACAAGAGTTATATTATTCATAAATTCTATTAAATTCTTCTAATATTCTGAAAAAGCTTTTATTCAATGTAAAGAAAGTTTCATCTACTCCACTTGGTGCATTGTCCCTACACCACCAAATATCGAAATGTTTTCTATAAAACAAATCTTGATGATTGAAAAACATGAGACTCATGATGTTTTCTTCGTGGGGCAATTGTTTGATATCTTCAATAACATTTTTTGCATAACTTTCGAATAAGTTTACAACTTCATCCCACTTGCTTCTGTGTCCTCCAAAAAGCCCACCAATGATGTGAATACTTCTATCATAGTTTTTATACCATTTGGGGTCCAATGTTCCTGACCAATAGTTTCTCTCATTCTCTTTACCAATGAGTAAAAACTTATCACCCGTATCTTCAATCATATTTTTCAAAAAATCATTATTAAAGAGATTGGATTCATAATACCTTCTTTCAAGTTGGTTATTGGTCAAATATTTTAAAGGGATTAAACCACAATGAGAAAGACCTGCGTCAATCCAATAGTAGTAATCATAACTTTTATCTTCATTCCACCACCAATGAAATTTTGAATATTGAATTTCAATACATCTGTCACCTGCTTTTATTGCACCAACATCCTTATAGGATAAAATCAAATCTTTGAATTTTGTTTGAGTTAAATCAAAAACTTTAAATTCCAATTTACTTGGATTGATTTGGTGTGTTTCATAAAAAAAGGTTTTTAGATTTTCCAATTCTCTGTCTGATGTGTAACACAAAAAATCGGCTTCAGTCATTTTAAGTAGAGATAATAAACTGTATCTATAATGACTTACTCTTTGAGGTCTTCCTCCAAACTCTGTACCATTCAAATCACTGTAGATACAAGTAATAAATTTAACTGACATAATAAAAATCTTTGTGAATATTATTTTCTTTAAGTTCTTTAAGGTTGACACCATTCAAAAACTCAGTAGGAATTTTAAAGGGACTGTATAAATTCCAGTTGTAAGTTTGAGTGTAAAAGTTATTATATTGTCCTTGAGAAACATCAGACCAACTACTAATTTGCGGTGCTAATGGTAGGATTGGAGAATAACTCTGTTTTCTTGGGTAGACAAATTGATAAATAAAATCATCAATCGCATAGTAACCCAAATTTTCAGGTTTTGCTATTTCCATAACTCCATCATAAATAGAATTATGGTATAACATAAAATTTGTTGCAAATATTCCCCTTTCATGTTCTTTTTTTGGAGGAAGGGTTGTTATATCCAAGAACAAAGGTTGATTTGAACTTTGTAATACTGGTCTATTCAAAGTGGGGGCAAAATTTATCACACCGAATTCAAAATCATCAGTCTCATTTTCAATCTTATTTATTAAACTTTTTGAATAAGGTAAAAATGTACAATCATCTTCTATGACCATTACAGACTCGTAATTTCTTTCTTTCGCCAATTTCAAAATCTCGAAATGAGATAAACTACAACCTCCGTGATTGTTCAAATCAATTGCTTTGAATAATTCAAAGTCCCAACCGATGTACTCCATTTCTTTTTTGATATGTTCCAACCGGTCAGGTCTTCGTTCCAAATTAACAACAAATTTGGGTATATTGGATAGATTCATTAACTTACGTGATTGTGGTTTAGTTGTCCCGTTAATCTATCACACCAACCTTTTGATTCAGAGTGAGGCCATACAACCCAATATTTCGGAAGAACGTCTGTTTGAAATTCTCTCCAAATTTTACAATATTTGTCTGGGTCATTCATCATTCTGGCAATCTCGTTTTTATCCGCATCTTTTCTAAACAATGTTTCATCGTTCGGTCCGTGGAAAGCAACTACCCAAAAATCATAATCCTTTTCAGGAACACTTGAATATCCAACGTCAATACAATGTTTATAAACTGAAGCAAAATCTTTTTTCCAAGATTCTTCATTTTCGTAATTATAAGGATTTGGAGGGTAATTTTTGTCTAATGTATATCTTTGTACCGCTCTTTTTTCAAACAACAAACCCGAATATTTTTCGTAATCTCTTAAGGTTCTTACCGTTCCGAATCCGTACGGACCATCATGACCTTCTTGTTTCTCACCATCCATACCAAATAATTTTCTATTTGTCAGATGTGAATGTTTGTTTTTATCCCCCCATGTTTTATCGTCATCCCACTGCTTTGTTCTTCCTTTACGAGTATACTCATGGTATACAACAGGAATGTGTGGATGAAATAAGTCGTATCCCCACGTGTAAGCTCTCGCCGCTATTGAAATCTCTTCGCCATGAAAATAATATTCAGGATTGTGTTGAACTTCTTTAGAGAACTCACCCAAAGTGAAACAAAAATGTGCTGAATAAAATCTTGCAGTTACAGGTTTTGTCATTTCTCTCCAACCTGGTATTGTTTCGGGTAAAAAGAAAACAGCCCCTTCAGGGATAAATCTATCGAATACCATTCTCCAAGCATCTTTTGCTCTCCCTGCGGGGTCGTTGTCAGGGTCAAAGGAAGGTACGTAACCCGTAAGTAGAGGTTTTTTGTACCCGTCCTTTTGTAGACCCTTAATCATTTTTATTAAAGAATCATCCCAATCCTTTTCAAATCTCATATGAGAATCTATTTGCATTGTATACTTTTCATTTTTATAAAGTTGTTGAACTAAGTGTCTTGCCCAACAAACACCCTTTGCTTCTTGGTATGGGATATTCAAAATTCTGAATCTTTTATCATCTTTCCATTCATCCAAGTTATCAAAACCATCAGTTTCAGAATATTGTCTTGCAATACCTATGACAAGGTTTTCAGGTTTTTTGGCATTTGCCAACATATCTTTAATTGTTGGAACAAGCTGTGGGTCTCTGTAAGATGCGATTTGAATAAAAATTTTGTTCATGAAATATATTTTTTATAAAAATAAAAAACCCTCCACGAAAGTAGAGGGTTTAATTTTATAAAAGTTTTTTTATTAACAACCGTTAGGGTCAGAGCTTGTAATCAATCCTGAACCACCACTCACCAAATACCAAGCGGTTCCATTTGAATAGTATCCATCAGCAACTGGGTCAGCAGGTGGATTGCCGGCTGTTTGGTAAAGTGTCTCACCTACGTTAGGACCTATTCCACCAGCAACTGAACCATATACTGTGTTAGGTGATGAGGTATAACCTGAACAAGCGTCAACCGATGTTGCACCTGAACCTAAAGTATATTCATAATACCCACGAGTTGCCGTCGGTGTTGTTGTAGGAGTAGGTGTTGGTGTTTCTGTAGTTGTTGGTGTCATCGTAGGTGTTTGTGTTGGTAAAGCCGAACAAAGTTCAAATGTGCCAGGGTTTCCTGAACTATCAATTTCTACACCTAATCCAGAATTACTATAGAAACCTGCCTCCATAACCGCTGGACCGAAACTATCCGGATAGAACTGAGTTGATTGGTCGAAGACCGGGTCATTACCCCATATAGTACCAACAACACCTGATGCACAAGCGTCATTGATTGTAGCACCTGAACCTACTGAGAATGAAAATCTAACAGGGGTAGGGGTTGGGGTAGAAGTACTTGTTTGAGTTGGTGTGTTAGGTGGTGTTGATGTTGGAGTTTGTGTGGGGGATGGAGTAATAGTTGCCGTAGGAGTTGGACAGATTGAAGTTGTTAAAACTGTTGAACCAGAAGTACATCCTGTTACTCCATCACAATAGCTTAACTGATAAATTGTTCCATCAACATTATAAAATCCTACAGCATTACCTGTATTTCCAACGGAACTAGACCAGAATAAAGTTGAAGCACTGAATTCTGGATTATTACCAAAAAGAGTCGATGTACTAATACACTCACAAGCATCAGTTGGGTCTGATTCACTATGACAAACACCACCAAAAGCATATCTTACAACGTTAGTTGGTGTAGGCGTTTGAGTGTTAGTCGGGGTTGGTGTAGGTGTTTTTGTATTTGTAGGAGTAGGTGTTACTGCGGGAGTTGTACTTGGAGTTGGAGTTACAGTAAGTGATGGAAATTCACCCTCATTTACAACTACAATTCTCGGAAATGCCGATGAATAAGTATTGTTTAACAACCAAATGTTTTTCACTTCATTTGGTAATAATTCCACTTGATATTGCCACAGTGCATCATCACATCTTTGATAATTGAATGTGACGATTGTGGTTCCTGTATTCGTTAGATTATATTTACTGCACGCCATTTTAAATCTTTTTTATATAAATACTTGTCCCCGAAGAAAAATTTTTCTTTTTTCAATTAACTTATGGACAAATTCCAATGTTCACAACTAAACCTGTCAGTAGGTCGATTTGTATCCATGTATTACCATCGGTAATTGTCATTTGAGCTCCGATTGGAGGTATTGTACATAAAGGATTTCCATAAACATAATCACCAGCAACCAATTCAGGGAATGGAATAAATGAGTAAATTGTAACATTTGAAGGTCCGTAACCGGCTTCATCACAAGCATTATTCCAAACAGAATCTGTCCAAAGATTGTCCATATAAACGAGAGCGGGTGTTGGTGTGGGTGTTGGGTGAGGTGTTGGAGTAATTGGAGGTGTGACTGTTGGTGTGGGCGTTGGTCCTGGTATTACAACTGTATAGGTGTATTTGCAACTTGGTAGATAACAATAAAATGTTCCGTAAACATAATCGGATTCATACGTAAATGGAAAAACTTTTTCACCAAGAGTAATTGTTCCACCTGAGTCAGGCATGAAAACTACATTAGTGAGTTGTCCACTAAAATTGATACTTGATATAGTTACACCACAATCTGACATAAATCAATAAATTTTATTCAAGACGAAAATATCACTGTAAACTAAATTACCGGCATTCGCACTTCCCCACTGTAATGTTACATCCAATGTATTGCTTACGGTCGTATCAAATGTTGTATTATTCACGGTATTGAATGAAAATCCCTCAATAGTTCCATTTACAGTTTTTGTATAATTGAATGTTCCCAAAGTCACTATTGATGCAACACCTGTAGTACCAGTTGCTCTTATTGTGAAGTTTATTGAAAGAGACCAAACGTTATTTGTGATATTTGTAATAGGTTGGGCTAAACTATCCGCTAAAACGACCGAACCCGTTTTTACTCTCAAATCAATGGTTTGATTATTTGCTGCCGTTATTATGCCCCCGAAATCTGCTCTGAAACTATCACCAACAGAAAATCCATTTGCAGGAACACTTAAAGTACCCACACCACCATTAATAAGTGAAGTCTCAACTGTAGTCGCACTTATGGTAGTACTATCTGCGGTTTGTGCAAATAAACCGTAAACAAGTGCAAAAGGTGGTGTTGGTGCTGAAGTACCACTTGTTCCTGATGAACCAGATGTTCCTGAAGTTCCGTCTATTCCACTTGTTCCTGATGAACCAGATGTTCCTGAAGTTCCGTCTATTCCA